CGCCTACCCGTGGTCTATTAGTGGCTTCGGAACTAAGTTCACCGACCCCGCTACGCTGCCGACTGGCACTGGTTACAGCGTTGCATTCAGTCCTGCGGGTGACGCCATTGCTGTAGGGCACTCCACCTCGCCCTTCGTCACTGCCTACCCGTGGTCTGGCGCTGGCTTCGGAACTAAGTTTACCAACCCCGCTACGCTGCCGACTGGCACTGGCAACGGCATCGCATTCAGCCCTGCGGGTGACGCCATCGCTATAGCGCACTCCACATCGCCCTTCGTTACTGCCTACCCGTGGTCTGGCGCTGGCTTCGGAACTAAGTTCACCAACCCCGCTACGCTGCCGACTGGCGATGGCTACGGCGTCGCGTTTACCACGATTTAAATAGGACACCACATGCAATACACACAAATCCCCACAACCTACAAATACGACACGCTCGCGGATGCCGTGTACGCACGCGAGGTGGAGTATTTTCACTATGATTTCGACCGCATCAATTTTGAGCATCTGCTGGTCAACGCCACTGACAACGAATTTGCGGCTAACGTCGCAGAGCGTCTCGATGCCACTCGCAAGCAGATGGCCAACGTCGAGGCCGTCATGGCCGCGCTGCACGCCCAGATCGACGATCAAGCGGAATACGAAGCGGCGGTGGTTCGCGTGACTGCCAAGCGCAAGGCAAAGGAAGCCGAGGGATGAACCTCTATTACGTCCAAGCCCAAGGCGACACGTTCATCCGGCACATCCACGATGTCGAGCCGACGCGCTGGGACGACGATAACTTCTGCCGCGTGGCCAAGCTGACGCCTGAGCAGGTCGTGCAGTTCGGTGTGCATCAGCTTAAGCTGGTTACGCCGCCGTACTTCGATCCTGCGACGCAAGCCCGTGAGCATGGCCCGGCGCTGCTGATCGACGGCGTGTGGACGCAGAACTACATCGTAACGGACCTTGACGCAGACGCATCAGCGGCAAAGGTCGGCGAGCAGTGGGGTGTTATCCGCGCTGAGCGTAACGCACTGCTGGCCCGCACCGACTGGTGGGTGACGAAAGCCGCTGAAACTGGCGCTATTATCAGCGACAATCAGCATGCCTATCGGCAGGCGCTCAGGGACATAACTATCCAGAGCGACCCGTTCAACATCGTCTGGCCCGCCCCTCCCGCTGTGTGATAAGGTAGAAGCATGACGACACTCTCATCCATCCTTCCCCCGATCAGCCTCGCTTCGGCCACTGGAACCTTGCCTGTGGGCAACGGCGGCACGGGCGTCACGACGTCCACTGGCGCTGGGAGCGTGGTGCTGTCAAACGGGCCTTCGATCACGCTGGCGAACGCGACGGGGCTGCCGCTCACGACGGGCGTCACCGGCACGCTGCCTGTTGCCAACGGCGGCACGGGTGCGCCAACGCTGACTGGTGTGGTGAAGGGGAACGGCACATCGGCGTTTACGGCGGGTACGGTTAGCCTAACGACGGAAGTGTCTGGCACGCTGCCGGTGGCTAGCGGGGGCACCGGCGCGGTGACGCTGACTGGTGTCGTCAAGGGAACCGGCACGAGCGCGCTCACGGCAGGCGCGGTTAGCCTGACCGCGGAGGTCTCTGGTACGCTGCCCGTCGCCAATGGCGGTACGGGTGCGGCGACGCTGACGGCTAACGCTGTGCTTATAGGTAACGGCACGTCTGCGGTAACAGCGGTTGCTCCGGGGACGACAGGGAATGTGTTGACGAGCAATGGGACGACTTGGACGAGCGCGGCTGCTGTAAGCGGCACCCAGCAGTTCACCTCGTCTGGCTCAATCACAGCGGGTCAGGCTGTTTCGCTTAACTCGAACGGCACGGTGTCTACGACGACTGGTGTTAGTCAGACCGCTACGTTTGTTCCAGATACTACTTTTAGTGCAACCAATGGCTATGCTGACTACAGCTTTGGATCATTTTACGACTCGTCCACCGGGTGGCACTTCGCTGGTATTGGTCTCGGTAGTAGTGGTAACGAAGCTGTCTATTTATCGTCGTATAAGGTTAGCTCGGCTGGCGCTATTACAAACTTAAATATCGTTTTTATAGCCACTAATAGCAGCTTTCTGTATCAGCGTGGCTCTGTGTTCAAAGATACCACTTCTGGTGCAATAATGATTGCACTTTGCAATGGCGCGTATGGATCGAATCTCTTGACTGCCGTTACATTTAATACCTCAACTGGAGCTATGACAACTGCTGGGACTGCTTTCGCCGGCGTTCCGGGCTCGGCTAAAGCCGCGCTTGATGGATATTTTGACACCTTCTCCAATCGCACTGTTCTAGTTACAACTAACGACAGCGGTGGCGGGAGTGTTCGGGCTTTTAGCTACACTATCGGAGTAGGGTTTAGTCAAACAGCTACCGGCAGCTTTAGTACGGCTGGCGGCAGCACTAATGCCATGGCTGCCGCGTTCAATACAAACACAAACACAGGTAGAGTTTTTTATCGAGCCGGTGCTGGTGGTCTAGCGACCCTTACCGTTTCAATTAATGCCGCCGGTAATACAATTACGATTGTTGACGCAGGAACTATTGTTGGTGAAACGTTTGGCGGCTTCGCTCGTGCGGCATATTTCCCAAGTATTAATCGTTTTCTTTTGCAAAGCTCGATGCAAAGCTCTGCGGTTAGTCGGTTAATTGACCCAAATACGGGTTACCAAGTAACAAATACGACTACAGTACCAAGCAGTAATATATATTATGCTTGGGAAAATTATGGTTTTGCTAATTCGTACGACACAGTCAATAATGTGGCGTATTGTGCCGGTACAGACTCCGGTGGTGGTACCGGGCTGTACACGTGGACCTATACGCTTACTGCGTCCAGTATCGCATATACGAACGGAGCCAACCTTTCGGGTTCAGGTTACTCAAGAGGGACTTCCTACGTTTACGACTCCACACTTGCACGTGGTGGCATTACAACGCGTAATAGTACTACTACGATACCACTTACAATTGGTGTTTTGCCCGCCGCATTCTCAACAACTGCCGATAAGTTTATCGGGTTCTCGACGCAGTCTGTGTCCACAGGTGCGGCGGTCACGGTTACAACTCTTGGCGGGGTAAACACTAACCAGAGCGCGCTCACAACCGGCTTGGCGTATTACCTTCAGGTTACTGGGGCGTTGTCCACAACACCGTCTGCGTATGGCATCGTTGCCCGCGCGCTAAGCGCAACCTCCGTGCAGGTTACTACCGGCGGTGCCTTTAAGAAACTTATTTCACAAACGGTTATCTCGGGTAGCCCGAGTAACGTGGCTCTTACCCTCCCCTCTGGGTACACCCAGTTTGAGATTACGTTCCAAAACGTAAGAGGGGATACTGCATCGCCCCCTGTACTAACCGGGTTTAACTCAAGTAGTTCCGCCGTTAGTGTCCTTGGGCGCGGGCAAGCTTTCTTACCTTCTAGTTCTGTTAGTTCCTACACACAAAGCGCTAACTTACTTGCTTTGACCGGCGGACAAAATCATAGTGCCAATCAAATATTTGGTGGTAGCCTGCTGCTCCAATCTACTGCTACTGCCAGTAACATATGGTCGTATACTTTAATGACGAGCTTTTATATTGGCGGAGATGCGTACTTTAGCAGCACCGGTTACTTTAGCGGTTTACCTGTAACCGCAATACTTTCCAACATTGGTACGCTTACTAACGGCGGTGTCGTCACTCTCTACGGGATTGGCTGATATGAAAAAGATGCTTGATGGTGTCCTGATGGACATGACCGATGAGGATATCGCTCAGTACGAAGCCACACAGGCTGAAGTCGAGGCTCAGCGCCCCGCTGCTGAACGCTGTCGCCGGGATGCCCTTCTTGCGGCTACTGACTGGACCCAGCTTCCTGATGTTCCTGAAGCGACCCGAAACGCCTATACGGCGTACCGCCAAGCTCTGCGCGACGTACCAGCACAAGAAGGGTTTCCCGACGATATCGTCTGGCCGCCCACCCCCGCGTGATCTGTCTAGGATAATCACGACATGCTCGTACCCGTAAACGTCAGATCAGAGGCCGGCATCAAGCGCGACGGCACGAAGTTCGAGGGGAACTTCTACGTCGACGGGCAGTGGTGCCGGTTTCAGCGCGGGCTGCCGCGTAAGATCGGCGGCTATCGGCAGATCAGCAATTTCGCTGAGGGGGTCGTGCGCCAGTTTCACCTGCAGGCGCAGAACAATTTCACCTACACGCACATGGGCTACGGCACCGGGCTGCAGCGCATGACCATCGACAATCTCGGCAACACGAGCTCCGTCACGGACCGGACGCCTACGACCTACGTGGGTGGCCCTGAGTTCATGTGGCAGTTCGATGCTCTCTATGACGGTGCTGGGAGCGCGACGGCGCTGATCGCCCATGCGGTCAATTCGGCGAACGACATTTCCACTGACGGGATCTACTCGGCCTACATCGGCGACGTCATTGGCACGGCGCCCCTGACGCCAATCCCGACATCCGGCGTCTCGGGCGGCGTTGTGGTGCTGCACCCGTATCTGTTTATGTTTTCCTCGAACGGATTCGTGAAGTGGTCTGACGCGAACGACCCGACGAACTTCGTGACAGGGGACGCGGGCGACGCGTTCATTTCATCCTCGAAGATCGTCAAGGGCCTGCCGCTGCGTGGCGGTGGTCAGAACCCGGCGGGCCTCTTCTGGACGCTCGATAGCCTGATCCGCACGTATTACACGGGTGGCCCGGAGGTGTTCGCGTTCGACACGATTAGCTCGTCGTCGTCGATCATCGCGGCCAACAGCGTGATCGAGTATGACGGTATCTACTTCTGGGTCGGTGATGGCCGCTTCATGATGTACAACGGCGTCGTTCGCGAAGTGCCTAACAACATGAATATCAACTATTTCTTCGACGGGCTGAACCTGCCGTTCGCGAACAAGATTTTCGCCTACAAGGTTCCGCGCTTCGGGGAGATCTGGTGGTGCTACCCGCGCGGCGAGGCGACGGAATGCACCCATGCGGTGATCTATAACTTCCGCGAGAATACGTGGTACGACACGCAGCTGCCCAACGCCGGGCGCTCTGCGGGTATCTACTCAGGCTCCCTGAACGAACCGATCCTCGCGGGCATCGACCCGATCAGCCCGGGCGTGCCTGACATCCGTATCGCGCAGAACGACGACACCCGCATCACGGAGGACAATCAGATCCGCGTCGTGAGCAATGGGCCGACGCGCTATAAAATCTGGCAGCACGAGTTCGGCGTCGACGAGATTGATGGCGCTCAGATCAATGCGGTCGAGAGCTTTTTCGAGACTGGCGACATCGCGCTTATCGTCTCGGATCCGCCGAAGAACCGGGCGATCCACGTCGAGATGATGGAGCCTGACTTCGTGCAGGCCGGCGACATGACCGTGCAGATTACGGGCCGCATCAACGCGCGGGCGCCTGAGGTTTATGGTCCGCTGCGGACGTTCCCGGCAGTGCCAGCTGAGAAGTATGAGCAGCAGGTGTTTTTCAAGGAACAGCGCCGCGAGCTTCGTTTCCGCTTTGCGTCGAACACGGTGGGCGGCAACTACCAGATGGGGCAAGTTATCGTTCACATTGAACCGGCTGACGGCAGGTATCAGAGCTAATGTTGAAGCGCGTCACGACGACCATCGATCCGCGTATCGTCGACAACGTGGTGGACTGGGCGGACTTCATGTTCCCCTCCATCGAGGACTTCGGCGTGGCGGTCCGCCTCATGGACGAAAGAGATTGGAAAAACTGGGCCTCTGGGTTATCAAGTATCGCGTCCCTCGCCGAGCTTGGAGTTCCCAATGCGTATCAGTTTGACGATTGGCGCGAATGGGCGATGCGTTTTAACGACGTGATTAGTCAGGGATCGTAGGATGGCGATTGCAGGTGCAGGAGGACTTGGCTCGCTTCAGGCTGGCACGCTCAGCGAGTTTGATCCGCTGTATAACTATGCGAAGACCGCGCCAATCCTGTCCCTGAAGGGCAACACGGAATACGAAAATCTTGATTTTCAGCCGCTGCCGGGAACGAACTACAGGCTTGTGGTTGGCGGCAATGTAATTGGAACGGCGTCTTCGCCGGCAGAGGTTGCCGCGCTAGTAGATGCCGCGAATAAGATTTCCGCTCAGGGCGGTGCCGCGGTTGACGTGCGTCTGCAGCAGGAAGTGCAAGCCGCGACGCGATCAGGTGAGGCGATCACGGCGTTTAACGACATTTACGCCAACAAAGAAAACAACATGGGGGCCCTTGAGACCCTCATACCGCTTGCGCTTTCCGTCATAAGCGCCGGCACGTTGGGCCCGTTAATTCAGGCCGGGCAGATTGCGGGCAGCGCCTCCGCCCTTGGTGCCGGTCTGGGCACTGCGGCTGG